ATTGGTGATATACCTATTGGTAATACTACAATTAGTCCACTCGGTGACGGAGCTTATCACATTCAATTTCAGACTACACTCTCGAGCAATCATTCATATGCAGACATTAAAAATGCATTTTTGAAAATTTGGGCAGAAAAAATCTAATCACATTTTAATTATAGTGTATTATACTGTATGGATTGGTCAGTTATACTATCATCGTGTATAGTTGCCGCAACAACTATAATTAGTCTATTCTTAAAAGATTTCTTGCAAAAGAAAAAAAACCAAGCAAGTTTATCGGTCGAAAAATGTACAATACAAAATGCAAATGTTGAAAAAGCTATAAGGTATGCTCTTGATAATGTAAATGCAGATAGAGTGTCCGTGTATGAGTTTCATAACGGAGAGTCGTTCTATAGCGGCAGTCACCAGCAAAAGTTTAGCTGTACATACGAAACAGTAAAAACGGGAGTTAGTTCTGAAGCATTGAATTTACAAGGATTAAGAATAAGTACATTCAATCAATTTATATCAGAAGTCATTAACAATAAATTATTTCAGTTTTCTGATATTAAAAATATTAAAGATTCGTTGTTAAGAAATTGGTTTGAAAATAGAGGTATTAAGTCTGCGTATTCTATTCCTATTATTACTTTAAATAAAAACATCATTGGAGTGATCAATATAGAACATACAGGAAAAATACATAAGCCAACAGAAAAAGATATTAAATTTTTAATTGAACAATCTAAGATTATTTGTGGGTATTTAATTTAAAATAGAATTTATTTAAATAAGTTTTTATTATTATGTATGTTATCAACATATTGTCAAGAATGCGGTAGTAAAAACGAATACAGATTTTCTAAGCCTAAGTTTTGCTCTAACTGTGGACATCCACTATCTGGAGAAGAGAGCGTAAAATCGAAGCAAAAGGTCCCACCTAGAAAGACTCAGGCACGGAGAATAGAATCTGATTTAGATGAAGAAGGTACAGAGATTTATGAAGTGCCAGATTTATCAAGATTAGAATACGAAATTGAATCTTCTACAGACAGTTCTTTTAGTCTAGGTTCTCTATTTAAAAACATTGATCTTGGCAGTGTTGAAGATAGCCCTCCAAAGAGGCGAGGTAGACCTAGAAAAAATGCCAAAAAATAAAAAGATAACTTATGAGGAGAAGATTGATGTAATTAATTCCGAAATAAAAAAACGAAAAAACAAATGGTTTCTAGACTCTATTCCATGGATATCTTTCGAGGATGTAGAGCAAATAATTAGGGTTCACATTTACCAGAAATGGGATCAGTGGGATCAGAAAAGAGAGCTCAAGCCTTGGATAAACAAAATTATAACTAATCAATTCAAGAACATACTAAGAAATTACTATTTAAACTTTGCCAAACCTTGTTCTAGTTGCCCCTTTGATTCCTCTATAGCTGGAGAAAATTTATGCTCATTTACTAAGTCTGGGACACAAGACTCAAGCTGCCCTTTATATAAAAAATGGACTAAGAGCAAAAAGAGCGCTCACGATGTAAAAATTCCATTAAGGTTAGATGCTCAAGAATATGAATCAAATGCATTTAAAGGCGAATCATTTCAAGTTGATAGGGCAATTAAACAAATCGATGAACACTTAAAGGATCAACTATCCGACAAGCATTATGAGATCTATAACATGTTATTTATCGAGAACATGAGTGAAGACGAAGTTGCTAAAAAACTAGGATACAAAACTAATGAAAAGGGTCGTAGTGCTGGGTACAAACAGATCAAGAATATGAGGAAATTTTTTAAAGAGAAAGTTTTAAAAATAATAAAAGATAAAGATATCATAGTATGAGGCTTACAGAAGAGAATAAAAAATTTATTGACGAGCATTTTCATAAGATACCTGATCTCATTGAATTAACTAGAGCTACATTCAAGGACGGGACGATAGATGGTCGATCCAAGCAAGGCAGGGCGGTAAGAGCTTATTTAGCCTCACAGGATATGAAATATAAGACTACCAAAAAAAAGGAAGTTACACCTATAGTATTAAAGGAAGAGCAGAAAGAGTTTATAGAGCAATATTCTCAAGACGGCATGTCTAGCTTTCAAATTGCGCAATTGCTGTTTCCTGATAGCGAAGTCAAAAATTTAGATCGACATCAAAGAGCTGTTAATCAATATTTAGATGTCTTTAAGCAAAGAAAAAAAGAAGAAAAGCGGCAGGAGAAACCAAGTTACCAATCGCCAAAAACATTTGATGATTGCCTGTATTTAGTTAACTTATATACAAACAACGAATTTGAAGCTAAACAGCTTAAAACCTTAGAGAGAAAATCAATAGAATCTTTATTGAAGTTTTTAAAGTCTCCTAGGTTTACTCAAATCATTAACAACTACCAAAAGAAAGAGGATCAACATTTATTTGAAGCAGAGTTTATACGCGCAACATGGGATAAGCCAGACTTAAGTGCTGACGAGGTTAATTTATATGTTAATGTATGTGTAGATTATATTAATTTAAAAAATATATCTTCTCACATGGAGAAATTAAACCGCATGTTTGATGATGCTGACGAGCAACAGGAGTTAACAGTCAGATTGTCGGAGCTATTAAAGACTAAAAGTGAGGAGTACAATCAGTGCGAAAAAAGACAAGAGTCATTAATTCAAAGGCTTGCTGGAGACAGAGCGAAACGTATTTCGCAAAGGCAAGACAAAAATGCTTCAATCTTATCCTTGGTTGAAAGCTTTCAAAACGAAGAAGAGAGAAAGCTTATGGTGAAGATGGCAGATATGCAAAAGAAAGCCATCAAGGAAGAGGCAGACCATCTTGAGTCAATGAATGAATGGAAGTCTCGAATATTAGGTATATCTAAGGGTGATGTCATTTAAATGTAAAGTATGCGGAGAAGAATATGAAACTGAAAAGGGTTTGCATATTCATCTAAAGAAACATAAGATTGATTTAGCTACATATTATACAACTTACTACCCAAGGAACAATTTACTAACTGGAGAGCCTCTGCCATTCAAGAATAAAGAAGATTATTTTAATCACGACTTCACAACTCGTAAACAAATGTTAAAATGGTGTCAGAACGAGTCTAAAGATAAAGTTGGAGAATATATAATTAAAAAACTAAAAGACAGGATTGAGAATAAAAATCTTAAATATGCACCCAATCATCTGGAGCTTAAAATATCTCAATTACCCGACATAGATACATATAAAAATGTCTTTGGGTCTTATTCAAAAGCTTGTAGTAAAGCGGGAGTAAAACCTTTATTCTCGAAACCTATAATCCCTAGATTCTTTAATGATGATGCAGAGTTCGAAGATCTAGAAATTATGATTGACACTAGAGAGCAGAAGCCCCTAATATTTAATTCGTCACAAGATTTAAAATTAGACTTTGGCGATTATACTGTCGCTGGAGAAGATTATAATTATACATATGTAGACAGGAAGGCTGAGCAAGACTTTAAGGGTACATTGTCTGGAGGATTTGAAAGGTTTAAGCGTGAACTAGATAGAGTAAAACAATTTGAGTCTTATTTATTTATTGTTGTAGAGAGTGATTTAAATAAAATTTATAAAAATAATATGTTTGGACCTCATAAATCAAATTTAAAATTTATATATCATAATATGAGAGTATTAACTCATGAATATAAGGGTTATTGTCAATTTGTGTTCACTGGCAATAGAGCTAATTCACAATCCATAATACCTAAAATATTAACATTAGGAAAAAGTTTATGGAATGTTGACTTACAATACTATATAGATAGAGGAGAAATTTAACATGGCTTGGAATCAAGGTAATCAAAACAGAAGAAAAAAGGAAGATATTAATAGGGAGATTTTTAATATAGAAGGCTTACTTGAAGAAGATGAAGCTAAAGAAAATTTATATAAATTCTTAAAAGATAATATAACATTTACCACCAACTTGGTTGCTGGAGTGGACTTGTTTCCTTTTCAACACATGGCTATTAAGGCTATGTTTGAGACTGACTATTTTATGGGTGTGTGGTCTCGTGGTATGTCTAAATCTTTCACGACAGGCATATATGCTTTTCTTGATGCGATATTAAATCAGGGTGTTGAAATTGGTATATTAGCTGCATCATTTAGGCAGTCTAAGCAGATTTTCAAAAAAATAGAAGATATCGCCAGCAAGCCTGAAGCTAAAATGCTGGCCGATTGCATTACTAAGAAATCAAAAAGTAATGACGAGTGGCTAATGGAGATAGGCAGGAGTAGAATCAGAGCTCTACCTCTTGGTGACGGATCTAAACTTCGTGGTTTTAGGTTTCATCGAATTATTATTGATGAGTTTTTATTGATGCCAGAAAGAATTTACAATGAGGTTATTGTTCCCTTCCTTTCCGTTGTTGAAAATCCAACTCAGAGAGAAGATTTGTACAATCTAGAAACAAAATTAATAGATCAAGGCAAAATGAAAGAAGATGAAAGGTATGTTTGGCCAAACAATAAATTAATAATGCTATCTTCTGCTAGTTATAAATTTGAATATATGTATAAGCTGTATAGTCAATTTGAAGATTTAATAGAAAATCAAACAGATAAAGCTACTAGATGTATAATGCAGTTTTCTTATGATTGTGCTCCAAAGCAATTATACGATCAAAATCTCATTACTCAAGCTAAAGCTACAATGAGTCAATCCCAGTTTGAGCGGGAGTTTGGAGCTTTATTTACAGATGACAGCTCTGGATACTTTAAGACTTCTAGGATGGCAGCTTGCACTGTTAGGGATGGGGAAGAGCCTCATGTAGAAATTAAGGGTAATCCAGAGGATGAATACATACTGGCCTTTGACCCTTCTTGGTCTGAAAGTGAAAGTAGTGATGACTTTGCAATGCATATATTAAAGTACCATAAGGACAGGGGCACTTCAACCTTAGTTCATTCCTATGCCATGTCTGGAACTCCTTTGAGGGATCACATCTTTTACTTTCATTATTTAATTAAGAATTTTAATATTATAGCCATAGTGGGAGATTACAATGGAGGGGTACAATTTATTAATGCCGTAAATGAATCGCAATTATTTAAATCTCAAAATATTAAAATTAAGAGTATCGATGGAGAATTTGATAAAATGGATACATATAAAGATGAGTTAAGGGCAGCTAAAATTCAATACGATAAGAAAAATTATAAGTATTTAATATTGCGCAAGCCTACATCAGACTGGATACGGAGAGCTAACGAGTTACTGCAAGCCAACTTTGATCATAAAAAAATTTGGTTTGGAGCTAGAGCTGTAGATGACGCATACCACAAGCAGAGAGCTAAAAAAATACCCATAGATAAGCTTAAATTTTTAAGACTTTCTGATGATGAGCAAAAGCAAGCTGGTGCAGCAAAAATGATCGACTTCATAGAGCACCAATACGATATGATAAATATGACTAAAAATCAATGTGCTTTAATTCAAATTACAACCTCACCGCAAGGAACTCAAACTTTTGGTCTACCTACGGAGTTAAGAAGGCAAACTGGTCCAGATAAGGCGAGGAAAGATTCCTATTCAGCTTTAGTGCTTGGAACCTGGATGGTGAAAGTATTACATGACATGCAGAACATTAAGGCCGATAATGTAGCAAGTACATTTCAGCCAATGTTTATAAGTTAACTTTTAACTTTTATAGACTTTTACTTTAACTTTGTGTATAATAGCTTGTGAGTAATAAAAGAAAATACAATAAAAAATCGGAATACTGGAATAAATTCAAGCAAGTACAGGGTGCACAATCAAAAGAGATGCCGAGCCTTCTCGATACATTACCTGAAACAGCTGGCGAAAGTTTTTATACCCAAGAAGCGATAGCTAATTCAGCTACTGTTTCAACAAATAGAAGAGTTGGTTATGATGGAACTACCACAAGCAGGAGAAACATAATCTCAAAAAAACCAAAGTCCGACAAGTATACTAATATAAGAAACGGATTACTTCCTTATGATTATTCTGCTGACGGAGTGAATGTCAGGGATGCAATTGAGTTGTGTCAAAAAGCTTATGCTAATATTTCAATTTTCAGAAATGCAATAGACATTATGGCTGAATTTTCAAATTCACCAATCTATTTAGAGGGAGATAATGAAAAGTCAAAAAAGTTCATTGATGGCTGGCTTAAGAAAATTAATATATGGAAAATAAAAGATCAGTATTTTCGCGAGTATTATAGGTCTGGAAATATATTTCTGTATAGAGTAGATGGTAAATTTAGCTCGGAAGATTTGCTGAAATTAAACTATGTATACGCATCACAAACCCTTAAGTCTGGGCAGCTGCCAGTTAAATATATGCTTCTTAATCCCTATGATATTGTTATAGAGAAAGCTACGTCGTTCCAGGATGGCATATATAAAAAAGTATTATCAGATTATGAGTTAGAGAAATTAAGAGACCCTAAGACTGAAGAAGATAAAAAAGTGTTTGAGTCACTGACCCCTGAGATGAAGAAAAAAGTTAAAGAGGGATCTTTTAATAGAGAGGGTATTAAGGTTGAGCTTGATTCACAAAAACTAATCTACTCATTTTACAAAAAACAGGACTATGAGCCATTTGCGGTGCCCTTTGGATTTCCCGTATTAGATGACTTAAACTGGAAAATAGAACTAAAAAAGATTGATCAAGCTATTTGCCGAACTGTTGAAAATGTTATTCTATTGATTACAATGGGGGCTGAGCCTGATAAGGGTGGAGTAAATCCAAACAATCTTAAGGCTATGCAGGAGCTATTTAAGAACGAAAGCGTAGGTCGAGCTTTAATTGCAGACTATACTACTAAAGCTCAGTTTGTTATACCAGATTTAAATAAAGTTTTAGGTGCAGAGAAGTATAAGATTGTCAACGAAGATATTAAAGAAGGATTGCAGAATATTATTGTTGGTAGCGAAAAGTTTTCCAACACCCAAGTCAAAGCAGAGATTTTCTTGGAGAGATTAAAAGAGTCTAGGAATGCATTCTTAAATGACTTTCTTCAACCCCAAATTAAAGAAGTTTGCAGAAACATGGGGTTAAAAAGTTATCCAACCGCAAAATTTGAAGAAATCGATATTAAAGACGAAGTTCAATTCCATAGAGTTATCACAAGACTGCTAGAAATTGGAATACTTACTCCAGAGCAAGGTATTAAATCCATGCAAACTGGACTGTACCCAAATCCAAAAGATTTAAGCGCATCTCAGGAAGGCTATGTAGAGGAGAGAGAAAAAGGTTATTATAATCCGCTGGTTGGTGGGATACCAATGATTGAAAGCGTACAGTCAGAGAAAGATAGAGAGCTTCAGGAGGAACAGATAGA